TACCGACCCAACTTATACATCCCATCAAAGAAAGGAGACACTCCTTATCGTTCACTAGATGGAAGACCACTCGAGATTGTCAATCTCAATTCTATGGGTGGTGCAAAGAAATTCAAAGAGAGATATACAGGTGTAGAAGGATTTGAAATCCATGGATATGACAGATGGGTTTACACTTACATCGCAGATAAATTCCCAGGCGACATTGAGTTCGACCACACTTTACCAAAAGTTGCAACACTTGATATTGAGTGTGAGTGTGAAGATGGATTCCCTGAACCTATGCTTGCAGGCGAAAAAGTCAATGCAATCTGTATCAAACCTTACGGTAAAGATGCACATGTATTTGGTATTGGTGCATGGGAACATGGTAAAACTGATATTGTATATCACAACTGTAAAGATGAGGCAACACTACTTACACAATTTGTAAACTATTGGAGAAAGGAAAACTTTGATATTATTACTGGTTGGAATGTAAACAGTTTTGATATCACATATCTTTGTAATCGTATCGACAGATTGTTTGGTGAGGGTGAACATAAGAAACTTTCACCGTGGAATATGTCAGATGTCAGAGAGTTCACAGCATACGGTTATCAAAAACAAATGATTTACACTCTACATGGTGTAAATGTTCTTGACTATCTTGACTTGTATCGTAAACACACATTCGTCAATCAAGAATCCTATAAACTAGAACACATTGCACAAGTAGAACTAGGAACAGGTAAATTAGATTATTCTGAATATGGTTCATTGCATATGCTTTACAAACAGGACTATGCAAAGTTCTTGGAATATAATGTCAAAGACGTATTACTTGTAGAACAACTCGAAGAGAAACTCGGGTTCATCGAACTAACACAAACCATGGCATATAATGCCAAGTGTAATTATTCTGATGTGTTTGGAATGGTGAAGTATTGGGAAACTATTATCTACAACTTCTTGAAAGACCAAGGTATCCAAACACCACCACCAAGATTAAGAACTGGTAATGACAAAATGAAACCTATTGCTGGTGCATATGTTAAAGAACCACAAGTCGGTGGTCATAATTGGGTTATGTCTTTTGACCTCAACTCTCTATATCCACACTTGATTATGCAGTTCAATATTTCACCTGAGAAAATGATTACTGGACAAAGACAGGATACAAGTGTAAAACGTCTGCTCAATCAAGAGTGTGATTTATCTTATGTCCATCAGTGTAATAATACAGTAACACCTAACGGAGTCATGTTCAAACGTGACAAACAAGGATTCCTTCCTGAACTCATGGAAAAGTTTTATGATGAACGTAAGATGTGGAAAAAAAGAATGATTGAGTATCAGAAGGAAAAAGAAACTTGCACGGATGCAAAACGTAAAAAGGAACTTGATACACTTATCAAACGTTCATATAATAATCAACAGGTTCGTAAGATTGCACTAAACTCTGCTTATGGTGCTCTTGCAAATCAATACTTTGCATTCTTTTCTATTGACCTTGCAGAGGCGATTACACTCAGTGGTCAATATGTGATTCAACATGCAGAGAAAGTTGTAAACGAATATCTAAACAAAGTTTTAAAGACGGATGAAGATTATGTGATTGCAATTGATACTGATTCAGTTTACATTACAATGGACAAACTAGTGTCACAAGTGTTTCCCGAAGACACTCCAAAAAACAAAATTATTGATTTCTTATCCAAAGCAGAAAAACAAATCGAAGATGCTTTGGAGAAAGGATTTGTGAATCTTGCACAATACACGAATGCATTCCAACAGAAAATGGAAATGGGTCGTGAGGTGATTGCAGATAGAGGTATTTGGACTGCAAAGAAAAGATACATTCTAAATGTATATGATAACGAAGGTGTAAGACTCGCAGAACCCAAACTCAAAATGATGGGTATCGAAACTGCAAAGTCTTCTACACCTCAATGGGTCAGAAACAAACTTGAACAGGCATTGAAAGTTGTAATGAACCAAGGTGAAAAAGAACTATGGGAGTTCGTAGAAACTGCAAGAAAAGAATTCAGAAACCTTCCAGTAGAAGAAGTCGCATTTCCTCGTGGATGTAGAAATCTTCCTCAATATGCAGACTCATCTTCAATTTATACTAAAGGAACACCTATTCATGTCAGAGGTTCTCTATTATATAATCATTTCCTCAAGAAAAAAGAACTTGACATGAGATATGAATTAATTAAAAATGGAGAAAAGATACACTTCACTTATCTTACACTGCCTAATCCAATCAATGAGAATGTGATTTCGTTTGAATCAGTATTACCTCGTGAGTTTGACCTACATAGATTTGTAGACTATGATATGCAATTTGACAAGTCGTTTGTTGAACCACTCAAAGTCATCGTAGAGAAAATAAACTGGAACGTAGAACCAGTTGCATCATTGGATAGTTTTTTTGCATGAAAACTTTTATAATTACAGTTACCCATCATCCTGAGGCGATGGAACTTGCACATAGGTGTTACGATTCATGTTTGAAATATGGAATCAGACCTGAAATAGTTCCAGCATTTACACCTAAAGATAATCCATTAAATTTGATTAATACAATTATAGGTAAAAATGTAGAGAATACTTTTGAAACTCAACCTAGACCTGATGCAGTTGCAGCTGTTTTTGCATCACATTTAATGTTGTGGTCTAGATGTGCATTACAAGAAGAAGAATTCTTTATTTTAGAACATGATGCAATTATGGTAAGACCTCTACCCAATATAGAATACAAAGGAGTTATCACTCATGGTAATCCGACATGGGGTCGAGAGGCATACGGTGTAGATAATGATACGAATACTGGAGTCAATGATGTTTGGTGGGGAGGATTCTTAGGTAATCATGGATATCAAATGAAACCAAGTGCTGCTCAAGAGATAATGAAATATCTCAGAAGTGATGAATGTGAACCATTAGAATGTGCTGATTGGTTTTTAAATTGCAATCACTTTCCTTTCATGCAATATTACAAACCATATTGTGTTGAAGTAGATGAGACATTTACATTTGTTCAATCGGGAGATACAATAAAAATTAAAGATAATATAGATTTGGAAAATTACAGGGAGTTAGATGCAGATGAACACTTTTATAATCACGTTAAGTCATAACCAAGACTCAGTAAATTCAGCAAATCAAACAATAGAATCTGCAGAGAAAGTAGGATACAATGCACCGATTGAAAAGTTTCATGCAGTATTACCTAACGGCTGGAAACACATATTACCTTACAAGAATACCTTTGATGATTATCCAAGACCCGATAATGTTGGTGCTTGTTTTGCATCACATTATCTTTTATGGGAAACTTGTATCGACTTGGGAGAACCAATTCTAATATTAGAACATGATGCAATCTTTGTGGATAATATACCTAATATAGATTTTAAAATGTGCGTAAATTTTGGAAGACCAAGTTATATCAGACCAAAACATATGGTATATGAAGAACCAAAAGATGGTCTTCAACCTTTACAACAGGTAAACTTTTTTGGACATCATGCATATGCAATTCAACCTGAAGCTGCAGAAATCTTTTGTCAAGATGTTAGAGAAAGAGTTTTGACTCCAAATGATTTATGGATGGATAAAAAAACATATCCATGGTTAGAAGAATATAGACCGTATCCGATTATTGCAGATAATGATTTTTCTACAGTTCAATATCCAGTCCCAAATGATTCACCAATTATAGAAGAATACGCTTATGGTATTGTTCCCGATAGTCCCGAACATAAATACTTAATGAAATATTATTCGCAATGTTTAACAGCACCCCAATCGCATAGATACATAGAGGTTTAAAATGATTGAAGCAACAGATAAAGCAGTTCAAAAGTTAATCGAAAAAGACGTTGAGTTTGTAAGACTTGGTGTCACGGGAGGAGGTTGTGCTGGATACGAATACCTATTCAGAAGTGAAACACTTCCTAACACTACAGACGAAGTAATCGACTATGGTAAATTTAGTTTTCTCGTAGACCCAGTAAGTAAACCTTATCTTGAAGGAATGACACTTGATTGGGTGCAAGAAGGACTAAACGAGTTCTTTAAGTTTCTGAATCCAAACGAAGAGTCATCTTGTGGATGTGGAGTTTCAGTGCAATTTAGAGAACTATAAATAAAAACATGTATCAGTATAAAGTAACAGTGGTAAAAGTGGTTGATGGCGATACAGTCGATGTAGATATCGACTTGGGTTTCTCAACAGTTCTCAAAAAACAAAGAGTCAGAATGGTCGGAATCGACACGCCTGAATCTAGAACTAGAGACAAGGTAGAGAAACTATTCGGTAAAGCATCTAAGAAACACCTCAAAGGTTTATTAGAACAAGCAGAATCAATATCATTAATCTCACACGATAAGGGTAAGTTTGGACGTATCCTAGGAACTCTTATTGCCCACCATGCAGAAGGTCATCCCGTATTTGAAACGGAAATCAATGTCAACGACCAAATGATTGAAGACCATCATGCAGTTAAATACAGTGGTGAAAATAAAGACTTAGTAGAACAACAACACTTAGATAACAGAAAGTTTGTTATGGAAAGTGGATTAGTCACTCAGAAGGACATCGATAAAGTATCATGAAGATTCATATCATCGATTTATTTTATATATTATCAATCGGTGGAATTGTCGGTGTATTGATTATGATGGAAGCACAAATCAATCAAATTAAAAAGATGATGGAAGAACACATCAAATTTGATGGAAAAATGTGTGACCAATACAAAGAAGAAGAATAAAAACCCCCTTTACAAATCCCACATAATACTTTATAATGGTATGATATACATTATGGAGAAGTGTTATGTCAATAATAAAAGACTTAGTAAAAGCATCGGGTAACGAATACGCTGGTATCGTATCTGATGGAGTTGCAGCAGGAGACGTAGACTCGTTCATCGATTCGGGTTCTTACATCTTCAATGCATTACTCAGTGGTTCACTATACGGTGGACTTCCCAAAAACAAAATTACTGCAATTGCTGGTGAATCTGCAACTGGTAAAACATTCTTTGCATTAGGAATGGTTAAACAGTTCTTGGATGATAATCCTGAGGCTGCAGTGATGTATTTCGAATCTGAATCTGCAATCACAAAAGACATGATTGAATCAAGAGGTATTGATTCCTCAAGAATGATTATTGTTCCAGTTGTGACTGTTCAAGAATTCAGAACTCAATCTATCAATATTCTTGATAGATATCTAGAAACACCTGAAGACGATAGACCACCTATGATGTTTGTCTTGGATTCACTTGGTATGTTATCTACAACCAAAGAAATCGAAGATACTGCAGATGGTAAAGAGACACGTGATATGACTCGTGCTCAGATTGTCAAAGGTGCATTCCGTGTCTTGACCCTAAAGTTAGGTAGAGCAGGAGTTCCGATGATAGTAACGAACCACACGTATGATGTGATTGGTTCAATGTTCCCTCAGAAAGAAATGGGTGGTGGTTCAGGATTGAAGTATGCTGCATCATCAATCGTATATCTTTCAAAGAAGAAAGAAAAAGAAGGAACAGAAGTTGTTGGTAATATCATTCATTGTAAGAATGCAAAGTCAAGGTTAACAGTTGAGAATAGAATTGTTGATGTCAGATTATCATATGATAAAGGACTTGACAGATACTATGGTCTGTTAGACATGGCACTCGCATTCGGAGTATTTGAGAAATCATCTACAAGAGTGAAACTACCAAATGGTAAAACTGAATTTGGTAAAACCATTAACAATAACCCTGAAAAATATTTCACACCTGAGGTGATGGAATCATTAGAAACTCATGCACAAGAATACTTTAAATATGGAAGCAAGACTAGAGACAACGATACTGAAGAATCTGATTCGTAATGAATCATTTACACGGAAAGTAATTCCTTTTATCAAGGAAGAGTATTTCAGTGAACTGGACGAACAGACTGTATTCAACGAAGTAAAGAATTACTTCGACAAATACACGAAATCTCCAAGTGTAGAAGCACTTCTCATCAATATTGATAACAACACCAAACTCGGTGACAATGTTGTCAATAATACTAAAAAAATTCTACAGGAGATAGGTTCATCTACAGAGGAGTCACAAACCGATTGGTTGATTGACGAGACTGAGAAATGGTGCAAAGATAGAGCAATCTATATTGCAGTCATGGACTCAATAGGAGTCTTAGATGAAAAGTCAAAACGTTCTAAGGGAGAAATACCTGAACTATTAAAGGATGCACTTTCCGTGTCTTTTGACACTCACATTGGTCATGACCAGTTGGATGATGCCGATGCACGATTTGAATTCTATCATACGGAAGAAGAGAAGATTCCGTTTGACCTAGAATACTTCAACAAGATTACTAAAGGTGGATTACCAAACAAGACACTCAATATTTGTCTTGCTGGAACTGGTGTAGGTAAATCATTGTTTATGTGTCACATGGCCGCAAGTGCATTGATGATGAACAAGAATGTATTATACATTACACTTGAAATGTCAGAAGAAAGAATTGCAGAACGTATTGATGCGAATGTTATGAACGTTCCTATGAAAGAACTACCTGATTTGTCTAAGAAAATGTATGACAAGAAGATTGACAAACTCAAAGACAAAACTAAAGGTAAACTTATCATCAAAGAGTATCCTACTGCATCAGCACACGTAGGACACTTCAGACACCTATTACAAGAGTTAGATATCAAAAAGGACTTTAAACCTGATATGATTTTTATTGACTACCTAAATATATGTGCAAGTCATAGAGTAAGACCAGGCCAAGGTGCAAATTCATACACATTGGTCAAGAGTATTGCAGAAGAACTAAGAGGACTCGCAGTTGAATATGATGTTCCTATTGTAAGTGCAACACAAACAACAAGAAGTGGTTATGGTTCTACAGATATTGACCTAACCGACACTTCAGAATCCTTCGGTCTACCTGCTACTGCTGACTTTATGTTTGCATTGATTACTTCTGATGAACTAGAAGAACTAGACCAGTTGGTAGTCAAACAGTTAAAGAATCGATACAATGACCCAACCATATTCAAAAGGTTTGTTATTGGAATCGATAGAAGTAGAATGAAACTCTATGATTGTGAACAAGAAGCACAAGAAGAACTGATTGATAATGCAGTAACTTATAACGATGATGTTCCAGTCTTTGATAGAGGAAAAGATAAATTTAGTGATTTGAAGATATGATTAGTCAATCAATAAGTCCACCAAACTCAGGTATATTACATGCTCAACTTCCACATAAGTTGTATCAAAGAATATTAACTGAACTGGTTGACAAGAGAGAAGAAGGAACAGAAGACTACAATTCTAAATTAGCAGGTCATCTACAAGAAGAATTTTCAGTTGTAGATACAGAAATAAGACATGGAATTAGAGACTTTGTAAATATCTTGATTAGAGAATATTATACCGTTCATGGGTTTTCTTTACCTAATCCACATGAATTTATGCCCTTCACACCATCCATAGATTTATGGTTTAAAACTAAAAATCCACGTTTAGATTATGATTCTTTGATGTCTGAAGGTAAAGATGGTTTAGTAAAAAGATGGAAACAAGATAGTATATGGATTAATTATCAAAAGAAACATGAATTCAATCCAGCACATCGACATAGTGGTTCATTTAGTATAGTTATATTTGTAAAAATACCATACGACAAAGATATAGAAGAAACAACCTTTCCTCCCTATAATGAACCAAATGTGGATTTATCAAATTATTTTTTAGGAGAAGAATTTAATAATCAGAGACAGTTAAATTTGAATAGTTGTTTTGGTATAAACACAACAAGCATAACAGGTGAACTACAAACATGTCATCTACATGTTGACAAGACTTTTGAGGGGTCTATGTTATTATTTCCAGCATCATTAATGCATTACGTATATCCTTATTATACTAGTGATGAAGAAAGAATTACAATGTCAGCAAACTATTCTATAGAAAAAGTTCCTACAAAAGAATTTGAAACAACTTTAAAATATGAGTAATACAACACATATGGATGTAATCAAGGACATCCAAAGAAAAATCGAACTCAAAAAGAAATTGAGGGAAGTCGATGATTCAAAAGAACGTGGAAAAATAAAGAAAAAAATTACAAATTTAGACTCAAAAATACGTAGTCAACCACTCCCAAAATTATAAATATAGACATATAGGAGAAAATATATGCCATATACAGTTCAACAAATCGCAGTTCAACAAATGCTTGTAGATGAATTAAAAGAAGACATCAAGTGGAAACAAGGTGTTTCTTATGATTTTCAGGGAGTAAAAAATAAAGTTCCAGTATGGAATGGGACTCGTGCTGCATTTTGGGCAGATTGGAGAACAAATCACCCAAACGTTATTTCATCAGGTGCATTGTTTAATGCAGATGGTAGTTATGCGACTGAACCTGAACCATTTACAGGGGTTGCTGATTCAGACGGTAACGTTAAAGACATAATGTGGGATTACTGGAAGTTTGAAATGGAGTATGATGTCGGTTATGAACAAGACGTTAACGGTGATTGGGCAACATATATCTCTAACAAACAATCTGAACTTGCAACCGAAGAAGCGACTCTCGCTACTATGCAAGCAGACCCTGCTTAAAGATTACCTTCTAAAATTACATAAATAGTAGACAAACACATAGAAAATGGTGTATAATCTACTATTATGGGTGCAAAAAATCTACATTTAGAACATCTTGAAGACGAAATTATCAATCAAGGGATTGATGGTGGTCGTGGTGCTATAAACTTCTTACGAGGTCTTCGAGATATGATGAAGGGTAATTCTAACTCTTCAGTTAACATGACAGTCAAATGGGACGGTGCTCCTGCAATTTTTTGTGGCAAACATCCTGAAGATGGTAGATTCTTTGTTGCAAAAAAATCACTATTTAATAAAGAACCTAAATTCTACACAACAGAACAAGAAATTAAGGACGATTCAAGTCTTTCAGGTCAATTACAGGAAAAGTTCCTAACCTCTTTTAAATATCTATCCAAATTATCATGGTCAAATGTCATGCAAGGTGATTTGATGTTTACGGATGATAAAAAATCACAAAAAATAAACGGCGAAGACTTTATAACTTTCCAACCAAATACCATCTTATATGCAGTTCAAAAAGATTCCGTATTAGGAAAAGAAATTGATGATGCAAAAATGGGAATAGTGTTTCACACTACTTACACTGGAAGTTCAATTGAAGACCTATCTGCATCTTTTGGTGCTAACATTTCTACTTTAGGTAGAAGTAGAGACGTATGGGTCGATGATGCATCATACAAAGATGTATCAGGTAATTCTACACTCACTGCAAAAGAAACACTTGCACTTACTTCAAAACTTTCTGCAGTAGGTAAAGCATTCCATGGTATAAAAAAGAAAGATTTAGAAAAGTTTATGAAAGTGCAAGAAACCATACTCCAAAAGGGTGCTGGTGGTTCATACAAGACATATTGCAATACACTCATCAGAGCAGGTAAATACAATCCTTCTTATAGTGATTATATGAAATTTTTTGAGTCATATTGGAGAGATAAAGTAGTTGCAAAAGTTAAAATGGAAAAAACTAAACAAATCAAAACAGAAATAGGTGACCAACTTTACGCAGAAATGAGAGGTCTTAAAAAACTTATCGAAAACTTGACAGACTTTATGGGTTATCTAGTAGAAGCAAAACAGATTATCATCACTGGACTAAATAGAATAAAGAGTATCGGAACTTTCAAAAAGACTGATAAAGGTTTTGAAGCAGTAAATCCTGAAGGATATGTTGCAATAGATAGAACAGGAAGTGCTGTTAAACTCGTAGATAGAATGGAGTTTGCATTCAATAACTTCACAGCACAAAAAAATTGGGACAAATAATGAAATCATTTAAAGAATTTTTAAAAGAAGAGTTTCCACCTTTCTCTTTACCTGATTATCCTATGCAAAGAACAGATATAAAATATCTAGATGGTGACTGGGCAGTTGGAGAAGAAGAAAAGGCATTTGTATATGACACTTCAAAAGATGGTTATGAAAACATGGATGATATAGAACAAGAAGTGAAAAAGGACAGACAGAAGAGATGAAGAAGTTTAACACATTCATGAGAGAGGCAAAAGATAAAGGTGTAGTATTTACCTTTGGTCGATTCAATCCACCCACTACAGGACATGAAAAGTTAGTCAATAAACTAAACTCTATGAAATCTTATGGTGATGTTCTTCTATTCTCATCACATTCAAACGATTCACAAAAGAATCCACTTACTCATAGAGATAAAATAAAATTTTTAAAAGCATTCTTTGGTAAAAAAGTAACTGTAATAGATGCAGATGTAAAACAAATATTTCAAATCTTAGTATTCTTATATGATAAGAAATACACTAAGATTAAAATGGTTGTGGGTTCTGATAGAGTCAGAGAGTTTGATAATATCATCAAAAAATACAATTCAGTAAAAGGTAGACATGGATTCTATAAGTTCAATGAGATACTTGTAGTATCTGCTGGTGAACGTGACCCCGATGCAGATGATGTATCAGGAATGTCTGCAAGTAAAATGAGAGAGTTTGCAGAGAAGGGTGATTTTGATTCATTCAAAGAAGGTGTCCCATCTACAGGTAAAAGATTCGCAGAAAAACTTTATAAACAAATTCGTAAAGGAATGGGTATTGCAGAAGGAACACTTCCACACTACATGGTAGAAGATTTAATAACAGAAGGTGTTTATGACCCAGGCACATTCAAAGCAGTTTTCTTTTCAGGTGGGCCTGGTTCAGGTAAATCAACAGTTGTAGATAAATTATCTCTAAAAGCATTAGGTCTCAAACTGGTCAATACAGATAGAGCATTCGAACAAGGATTGAAAAAGGCAGGACTTACACTTGACCTTAGAGGTGCAGACTTTAGTAAAGTAGACCCAATCCGTGCAAAAGCAAAAAAACTAACTGCAAAGAATATGGATAACTATATTGAGGGTAGACTTGGAATGATTTTTGACACTACAAGTGCAAATCTCACAAAAGTAAAAGCATACAAAACAATGTTAGATAAAATCGGATACGAATCTAAAATGATATTTGTCAATGCAAGTTTACAAAATGCACTCGCAAGAAACAATGCAAGACCTAGAAAATTACCACATAATATTGTGCAACAAGATTGGGAAAAAGCACAAGAAAACGCAAAAAACCTCAAAAAGATATTCGGTAAAGATTTTGTTGAAGTAAAAAATGATGATGATTTTGCAACACTTGAAAAGAAAGCAAATAGTCTCTATGCAAAACTAATGGGGTGGACTACTTCATTCCCTTCAAACAAACCTGCTCTTAAATGGAGGGAACAGGAATTACAGTCTAAAAAGACATAAATAGTAGTATGTTAGAAGATTTAAGAGAAAAGTTAAGACGAACTCAACAGGATAAAGATGTTGAGGATAAAAAAGGCACTCAACCTAAAAAGTATTATGCAAAAGATGCTGACGGGGATGAAATGTCTAAGTCTACAAAAGATAAACGTGCAGCACACTTCAGAAAAGGTGATAGCACGGAACCTGCTCCTGGCGATAAGGATGCAAAAACTAAACCTTCTCAACACACTAAGAAATTTGCAAAAATGTATGGTGAAGACATGGACGAAGGTCTATGGGATAACATCCGTGCAAAAAGAGCAAGAGGTGAAAAGATGAGACCTAAAGGTGCAAAAGGAGCACCTACAGATGACCAAATCAAACGTGCAAAAGGTGAATCAGTAGAAGAAAAGGTAGATGTTAAAAAAGCATTATCTAAAGTCAAAGGTCTTACTAGAAAACAAATGGAAGTCCTTGCATCATTGCAACAATCACAACTCGTAGTAATTGCACAACAGTTATCAGGTTTAGTTATGGGTGAGCAACTAGAAGAAGGTAAATTAGTTGCACCAGCACATCAAATTATAAAAACAGTTGCAAAAGAAATCCAAAAGAAAATGGAAAACTTATATAGAAAGAGAGAATCAGATGGTGTAAAACTTGTAAATCAAATTGCAAAAATGGTTGGAATGACTGTATCAGATAAAGAACAAAAGAAAGGAACTCTATTTTTAAGAATGGGTGATGCATTACAAGAGAACGCAACTGTTGATGCTGCAGTTCTGAAAGCAAAACATGCAGAGGAATTAGAGAGTCTAAAAGCAAATCAAGAACAAGAATTAGAAGCACTTAAAGATAGACACGAAAGAGAAATGCAACGTGCTGACCTTGCAAAAGAAAAAGAAACAGAAGACGAGAGAATCCAAAAAGAAAGAGAAGCACAAAGAAAAACTGCAGAAAAAGAAAGAGATTCTCAACAGGAAGAAAGAGACTATAAGAAAGAGTATGCAAATTACCACTCTAAACCCGAACAAATCAAAAGACGTGCAAAAAGAAATGAAGCACGTAGAAGTTTAAAAGACAGAAAAGATATCAAAGGTAAAGATGTTCATCATAAGGACAATAATCCTATGAATAACGATAAGTCTAATTTATCGATTGTATCACAAAAATACAATAGAAAAGAACCAAGACTTAGAGAAATGATTCAAAGATGGAGAAGAGAAGATGGAAAGTAAACTAGGAAACTGGACTGATAACGGAGTTCATGAACAGGGAACAGATGAAACACGTATCGCATATCAAAATGATACGCCAGGTCAAGCAGTAGATATCTATATCAAAGAGAAACAAAAAGCATATCACGAGGAAGCAAAAGAAAAGAAAAAGAAACACTTCAGTCAAGTGTTCCAAAATCCTCTGAAAGGTTTCCCTTATAACGAAGAGTTTGAAGTATCTCTTGCAGAAGAATCAGTCGCAGAAGTTGAAGAAGAGGAATTAGAAGAAAGTCCTGATGCATCTCTTAGAAAGAAAGCAGACAAAACAGGAATACCTTTTGGTATTTTAAAACAAGTGTTCAATAGAGGTGTGAAGGCATGGCAAGGTGGTCATAGACCAGGCACAACAGCAGTCCAATGGGGACATGCAAGAGTGAATAGCTTTGCAACTAAATCAAAAGGAACATGGGGTGGTGCTGATAAAGACCTCGCCGCAAAAGTAAAATAATGAAAACATTTCATCAAATCGCAATCAGTGAAACACTTGATACACTCCAACAGGAGAAAACGAACCTATTAGACAATCCGTTTAGATTAGGTTCTATGATGTATTTCGAAACCATCAAAGAAGCACGTAAACTGGTTGCAGAAGGTCGATACACACTTACAGAAGTCGACAAACAAATCCTAGAAACTGATTTGGGTGAATTCGAAGTATATGAGGGTGAATTAGTCCCTCTCGATTGTCCGATGATAG